CCCCCCCCCGCTACCAATGCGGTGGTGGGCTGAGGGAGGCTTTTATGCAAATCCTTGTTGCCTGCGAGGAAAGCCAGGCGGTCACCATAGCTTTGCGAAAGCTGGGCCATGAGGCATATAGTTGTGACCTCATCCCATGCTCCGGCGGCCACCCTGAGTGGCATATCCAGCAAGATGTGCTCCCTCTGCTCAATGGCTACTGCTTTTTCAAGACCTGTGACGGCTCCGCACATTATGTGCTGGGGCGGTGGGACATGCTCATTGCTTTCCCACCGTGCACCTATCTGACCAACGCCAGCGCCGTCCGCATGAGGGTAAAGGGTGAAATTGTGGCGGAGCGATACGCCAAAGCAATGGAGGCCAAGGCTTTCTTTATGAGCTTTCTGAGCGCCGACTGTGCAAAGATCGCCGTGGAAAACCCCACTCCTTTGAAAATCGTGGAGCTACCGCCCTACACCCAAGCAATACAGCCGTGGCAGTTTGGGCACCCGTACACAAAGCGGACATGCTTGTGGCTCAAAGAGCTGCCCCTGCTGGTCCCCACCGAAATCATCACGGAGGGTGTCACCCCGTGGGTAAATGGTGGATGCAAAGACGCACATGGGAACTACCGGCGCTTTCAAGGCCGCAGAGAACGGGACCCCATCAACAGGGCCAAAACTTTCCCCGGCATAGCCGCCGCAATGGCGGAACAATGGGCCGGGCCCGTGACTACTTAATAATCAGCCCCCCCGCTGTTTGCGGAGGCGGGGCGTGGGAGGCACACATGAAATACATTGCATCGTGCTCCTTTGGCAAGGACAGCCTGGCCATGGTGCTCATGCTCATAGAGCGTGGTCTGCCGCTGGATGAGGTGGTCTTTTACGACACCGGGATGGAGTTTCAAGCCATCTATGACCTGCGGGATGATATGCTCCCGATATTCCAGCAGCACGGCATCAAATACACAACACTATACCCGGACAACCCTTTTCTCTATGACATGCTGGAGCGTCCCGTCAAGGGGCGTGAGCGGCGTGGGTATGGCTGGTGTGGCGGCCTGTGCCGCTGGGGCACCACCTGCAAGCTGCGGACCATTGACCAGTATGCAGAGCGCCAGGGCGCAAAGGTCTATGTGGGCATCGCCGCAGATGAAACGCCCAGGCTCCAAAAAGAGCGCAAGCCCTACAAGCTCTTTCCGCTTGCGGAGTTTGGCATGACTGAGGCGGACTGCCTGCAATATTGCTACTCCGCCGGATATTTCTGGCTGGAGGGCTCCATCCGGCTCTATGACATTCTGGACCGTGTTTCCTGCTGGTGCTGTTGCAACAAAAACCTCAAGGAGCTCAGAAACATCCGCCAGTATCTCCCGGAGTATTGGGAAAAGCTGAAACACCTACAAGCCCAGTTAGAGCGCCCCATGAAAGGCTTTTACAAAGGCCAGCCCCGTGGCGTGTTTGAACTGGATGAACGCTTTGCAAGAGAGGACCGTGACACATGAAAATCATTAACCCCTATACCGAAATCCTCACCCCGCTGGATGGCCAGGCTATCCTCCAGCACATTGAGCTGTGCGGGCGGGTCTGCTACAAGTCTGAGGACAAAATCACCGACACCAGCGCCGCCAAGTTTGTGGCGGGCATCATCAAGCGTGGCCATGAGGCCGTCCTGGAACACTTTGACATCACGGTCAAGTTTGTGTGCGACCGGGGCGTGTCCCATGAAATTGTCCGGCACCGCATGGCCTCCTACTGCCAGGAGAGCACCCGCTACTGCAACTATTCCAAGGAGGGCTTTGGCGGTGAAATCACCGTCATCCGCCCCTTTTACCTGGTGGAGGGCACTGAGGGCTGGCGGTATTGGAAAGAGGCTTGCTGGACCGCAGAGCGCCGCTACTTCGAGCTGCTTAATTGGGGCTGCACCCCGCAAGAGGCCCGTGCTGTCCTGCCCACCAGCCTCAAGACTGAGGTGGTGATGACGGCCAACCTGCGGGAATGGCGGCATTTCTTCAAGCTGCGGACCGCCCCGGCGGCACACCCGCAGATGCGTGAGGTGGCCATCCCGCTGCTCCACCAGATGCGCTCCCAAGTGCCGGTCATCTTTGATGACATTGAGGAGGCCGCCCATGAAACGCTCTGAGATTTTAGAGGCCGCCCGCCGCTGTGTCTGCGGTGAGCGTGAGCAGGACTATGGCACGCCGGAGAATAACTTTGAAACCATCGGCCTGCTCTGGGGTGTCTACCTCAGAGCAGCGCACCCGGAGTTTGCCAAAGTCATGCCCATCAATGGCATCACGGCCAAGGATGCCGGCACTATGCTGGCCCTGCTCAAGGTGGCCCGCATCGCCACCGGCTCCAGCCCCGACAGCTTTATTGATCTGGCAGGCTATGCGGCCTGCGCCGGTGAAATCGTGACAGAAAGGAGCTACCCCTATGAAAAAGCGGAAACCCAGACCCAGGAGTGAAAAGCCCCGGATGTGTGACCCCGGCATGTGTGACTGCTGCCAGTACATTGGTGAGGGTGACTTCATCTGTGACAAAGGCCCCGGCCAGCCGGTCCTTGTGGTTGAGGACTGGCAGCCCAATGAGAACGCCGGGCGCTGCCGGAGAGGCACAAAGCGATGAACAGAAAAGAGCGGCGAAACCTGCAACGCCAAGGTGTGCAGGTGCCCAAAGACCCCACACTCAACATCAAGCTCTCCGCTCTGGGCAAGTCCATAATGACCCCGGAGATGCAGATGGCCATGATGCACGAAATCAACCAGCAATGCCTTGAGAAAGATGACTTGCTGGCTCTGGATGTGGACTGCATGGTGCTCTGGACACTGCACCGGCACCTGGGCTTTGGGGTCAAGCGGCTCCATGACTTCTATCTGGCGATGGCCGCAGAGCATCGCCGGATGCGTGAATTTTATGAAATGGATGACCTGTACCCGGAACGGCTCAAGCTCAAAGAGCTGGGTGCAGATGTCGAACAATGGCAAAAGGAGGTGCTGGCCAATGAGCCCAAAACCCTGGGAAAACGCTGAGGGCTACGCAGACCCAACGGCATACAACGCCATCAAGAAAGTGTCCGCAGAGGGACATGAGGCGCTGGATGCCAAGGTCAACACTCTCATCAAGGTCCTCAAGTTTATCATTGCGGAAAGCGGCTTTGAGCTGGCGGCCCGCATTGAGCTCCGGGACCGCAAGACAGGGAGGTTTTTTAGATGACCAAATGCGAAACGGCAATCTGCCAGCTTGCGGTGAATGTCTACGGCAAGACCAGCCAGTGCACGGTCTGCATGGAGGAGATGGCAGAGCTCACCAAGGAGCTCTCCAAAAACCTCCGTGGCCAGGACAACGCCGCCCACATCGCTGAGGAGATCGCTGATGTTGAGATCATGCTGGAACAGCTCAAGCTCATGTTCAGCATCCGTGATGAGGTGACCCAGCAGCGCACCGTCAAGCTCCAGCGGCTTGACAACCGCATTTCTCAATCCCTGATACATCCGAAACCGTGAGGTGTGACCCATGCAATTTGACCGCAAAATAACCATCTCCGCCGGTAGCAGCCGGAGGGCCATGGTCTGGCAGGCACAAACCCTGCTCATTTCTGAGCTGTGGGCAAAGCTCCAGACCCCCGCCAGAGGCACTGAGCCCCTGGCAGAATATCTGAATATGAAAAAGGCCCAGCAGGATGACCTCAAGGATGTGGGCGGCTTTATGGCAGGCACACTGTCAGGCCCCCGCCGAAAGGCTAACAATGTGACCGGGCGTGATGTCATCACGCTGGACCTGGACAACATCCCACCGGGCGGCACGGAGGATGTCCTGCGCCGTGTTGAGGGGCTGAGCTGCGGCTATTGCATCTATTCCACCCGTAAGCACAGCCCGGCGGCACCCCGCCTGCGTGTTCTGCTGCCGCTGGACCGCACGGCCTCAGCGGATGAATATGAGCCCATCGCCCGCAAGATGGCGGAGTACATAGGCCTGGAGCTCTGTGACCCCACCACTTTTGAGGTGTCCCGTTTGATGTACTGGCCAAGCTGCTGCTCAGACAGCCAATACATCTATGTGTGGAAAGACAAGCCCCTGTTGTCCGTCAAGGGCCTGCTGGGCCAGTATGAGGACTGGCGTGACTGCACCCTCTGGCCCCAGGTGCCCGGCTCCCAAAACCTGCCCACTAAGCTGGCAGTCAAGCAGGGTGACCCGGAGGCCAAAAACGGTGTTGTGGGCGCTTTCTGCCGCACCTATGACATCTACCGTGCCATGGATGAGCTCATCCCTGGCATGTATGAGCCGGTGGAGAGTATGCCGGGCCGCTACACCTACTTGGGCGGCTCCACAACCGGCGGCGCTGTCATCTATGACAGCGGCAAGTTTCTCTACTCCCACCACGCCACTGACCCGTGCAGCGGCAAGCTGGTGAACGCCTTTGACCTGGTGCGCCTGCATCGCTTTGGTGACAAGGACGATGAGGCCCAGCCGGGCACTCCCACCAACCGCCTGCCCTCCTACCGTGCCATGTGCGAACTGGCCACGCAAGACCCCGATGTGTCCGCCCTGATGAGCCAGGAGCGCTACCAGGAGGCCGTCAAGGACTTTGAGGGCGTGGAGGCCACCAACGATGCAGAGCCCGCCAACTGGATGGACCGGCTGGAGATCAACAGCCAGACCGGCCTCCCCAAGGCCACCATTGATAATGTCTGGATTATTCTTGAGAATGACCCGCTGCTCAAGGGCAAGTTTGCCCTCAACCAGTTTGCGGGCCGTGGTGAGGTGCTGGATGCGCTCCCCTGGAACGCCTCCACCAAGCGCCGCCTCTGGGATGACAATGACAACAATGGCCTCTACTGGTACATGGAAAAGGTCCACCACATCACCGGCAACGGCAAGATTGACGGGGCCCTCTCCCTCCACACCACACAGCACGCTTTTAACGAGGTCCAGGACTACCTCCAGAGCCTCAAGTGGGATGGCGTGCCCCGCCTGGACACCCTTTTCATTGACTACCTGGGAGCGGAGGACAGCCCCTATACCAGAGCTGTGACCCGCAAGGCTTTCACCGCCGCCGTCACCCGTGCCATGGTGCCCGGCAGCAAGTATGACAACATGCTCATCCTGGCTGGGCCCCAGGGCATTGGCAAGAGCACCCTGCTGGATAAGATGAGCCGGGGCTGGTTTAATGACAGCATCCGCACCTTTGAGGGCAAGGAGGCCTCTGAACTTTTGCAGGGGGTCTGGCTGGTGGAGATCGGTGAGCTGGACGCTTTCCGCAAGACAGATGTGGCGTGCATCAAGCAGTTTCTCTCCCTGCGCTCTGACCGTTTCCGTGCGGCCTATGGCCGCCATGTCAAGGAGTTGCCCCGGTGCTGTGTGTTCTTCGGCACCACCAACACCTCTGACTACCTGCGGGACCGCACCGGCAACCGGCGTTTCTGGCCGGTGGATGTGGGCCTGGCCCCGGCGGCCAAAAGCGTCTGGACTGATCTGCCCGGAGAAATTGACCAGCTCTGGGCTGAGGCCATGGTCCGCTGGCAGACGGGAGAGCCGCTTTTCCTCAAAGGGGAAATTGAGGCCGCCGCTAAGGAGGCCCAGGAGGCCCACCGTGAGGTCAACACCCGTGAGGGCATCATCCTGGACTTTCTGGAGCGCCCGGTGCCGGAGGACTGGCAGAACTGGCCGCTTGACCGCCGCCGGATGTTCTGGGGCGGCGCTGTGCAGGGAGATGTCAAGCTGGTGCCCCGTGACCGTGTGTGTGCTCTGGAGGTCTGGTGTGAGGCTCTGGACGGCAAGCAGCGGGATATGAGGTACAGTGACACGGCAGAAATCAACAGCATCATTGAGGCCAGCGCCTTGTGGGAAAGGGCCAGAGGCTCCCTGCGCTTTGGCTACTGCGGCAAGCAACGGGGCTTTCAAAAGGTGCGGCTTTGACCCGGAACATTGCCCGGAACATTTGAGATTTTCAGATGTTCCAATGTTCCGGGCAGGTGGAACATGTTCCGGGCAATGTTCCGGCAAATGTTCCGGGCAAAACCCTTGCGCCGCAAGGCTTTTAGGCTAAGTGGAACATTGGAACATTCATTTTCTATATTAGGGTAAAAGAGAGGATTTAGAGAGAATAGAGAAAAATAAAACTCTCTAAACCGCCTGTTTGCGCTACATACACGCGCGAATGTTCCACTGTTCCGAAAGGAGGAAATCCATGAAAGAAAGCTATATTGAGAGCTACCTTGTTCGCAAGGTGAAAGAGCACGGTGGCCTCTGCTATAAGTTTGTGTCACCCGGAAATCCCGGCGTGCCTGATCGACTGATAATCACCCCCACCGGCAAGACCATCTTTGTTGAACTGAAAACGGAGGTGGGCAGGCTGGCCAAAGTCCAGAAATGGCAGCGGAGTGAGATGGAGAAACGGGGGGCGGACTGCCGGGTGCTGTTTGGGATGGACGCAGTAAAGGACTTTTTGAGGGAGGTTTTCCCCGCATGAAATATGTGCCGCATGACTACCAGGCCTATTGCATCCAGCGTGTAGTTGAGGACCCTGCCGTTGGGCTGTTTCTCCGTCCCGGCCTTGGAAAAACGGTCATCACTCTGTCAGCGGTCAATATTCTCAAGTATTTTCGCTGGCAGGTGCAAAAGGTCCTGGTAGTGGCCCCCAAAAAGGTGGCAGAGGCCACCTGGAGCAAGGAGGCCGCCAAGTGGGACCACCTCCAGCACCTCCGCACCTCTGTGGTGCTGGGCAGCGCCACCAAGCGCATCAAGGCCCTCAACACTCCAGCGGACATCTATGTCATCAACCGGGAAAATGTGGAGTGGCTGGTGGGCTACTACAAACAGGCCTGGCCCTTTGACATGGTTGTGCTTGATGAGAGCACCAGCTTTAAGAACAGCCAGAGCAAGCGCTGGAAAGCCATGAGGCGGGTGCGGCGTTTCATCAAGCGGATGGTCCTGCTGACCGGCACGCCGTCCTCTAAGGGCCTCATTGACCTGTGGGCACAAGTTTACTTGCTGGACTGCGGAGAGCGCCTGGGGCAATCTCTGAGCGCCTACCGTGAGCGTTATTTTGACCCTGACCAGCGGAGCCGCACACAGATTTTTTCCTACAAGGCCAAAGACGGTGCGGAGAGCGCTGTGTTGGATGCTATTTCTGACATCTGCATCTCCATGAAAGCGGAGGACTACCTGGAGCTGCCGGACTTCATCCAGCATGAGGTGCCGGTGCTGCTGGATGCCAAAGCCCGCCGGGCCTATGACCAGTTTGAGCGTGACCTGCTGCTGGAGGTGGACGAGGATGTCATCACCGCCGCCTCTGCCGCCGTTCTTGTGGGAAAACTCCTGCAAATGTGCAACGGCGCTGTGTATAGCAATGATGGCCACATCGTGCCGGTCCATGACTGCAAGCTGGAGGCCTATCTGGAGCTGCTGGAGCAGTTGAACGGAGAGCACTGCCTGACTTTCTACGGCTACCAACATGACCGTGACCGCATCCTGGAGGCGCTGAAAAAGCACCGCAAGGACCTCCGGGTGAGGGTCTACAAAACCGTGGAGGATGAGGAGGCCTGGAACAACGGAGAGGTTGATGTGCTGCTGGTGCATCCGGCCTCCTGTGCCTACGGCCTCAACCTCCAGGCAGGCGGCCAGCATGTGGTGTGGTACGGCCTCAACTGGTCCTTTGAGCTGAATGACCAGGGCAACTGCCGCTTATACCGGCAGGGCTCCCCCTATGACAAGGTTTTCGTCCACTATCTTGTAGTGCAGGGCTGCCAGGATGAGGATGTCATGGCTACGGTGCGAGATCGCCAGGACACCCATGAGGCCGTCATGTCCGCACTCAAGGCCAGAATTAAGCGAGTAAAGGAGAGCGCAAAATGAGCGATAATCTGAATATTAAACTGCTGAAACAGCACGCCGCCATCCTGGAAACGGCCCTCCAGACCGTCAACAATGTTTCCAAGAGCATCACGGAGGAGGCAGCGGCCCTGGATGCGGAGCTTGCCCCCGTCCAGGATGCCACGGATGCGCTGGTAGCCTGCGAGAGGGCCCAGGAGCGTGCCCGCTTTGCTGAGGCGAAACTGAACAAGGCCGTGGCGGACCTGCGCTTTGTCATGGCCGGTGGTGACCCTTGCCGGGTGTGTGCCGTCAAGTGCACTTTTGGTGAGGGCAACTGCAAACCCGTGTGGCGTGGAGAGGCTGGTGCTGATTTGTGACTTTGAAAGAACTGTCCCAGCTTTACTATCTCAACCGGGAGATCGAGATGGACAAAAAGCGCCTCCTTGAGCTGGAGGCCAGGGCGGTGTCCTGTTCGTCAGATCTGTCCGGGATGCCCAGGAGCTCCGGCGTGGGGGACCGTGTTGGCCGCTATGCGGCGGAGATCGTGGACCTCAAGGGCATCATTGAGGCCAAACTCCAGCAGTGCATCTATGAGCGCAACCGTTTGGAGAGGTACATCACCACCATTGAGGACAGCCTCCTCCGGCAGGTTTTCACATATCGCTTTGTGAATGGACTGCCGTGGCAGCAGGTGGCCGCATGTATCGGCGGGAGTAACACTGCTGACGGCGTGCGGATGATTTGCAACAGGTACATCAAGGCCACGGAGCCGGAAACAGATGACGGCACAGAGGTCCAACTGTAACTTGTTCGTTCTGTTCGGTGTTTCTGTGGTACACTATATCCTGCGGGTAGTGCCTCAAGATGATGCAATACCTCCTTGGTTGAACAGCGGCAAGGTGACGGATAATGAAACCCAGACCCTTGCCGCTGTTTCATTCTAACGATTTTTTTAGAGCCGTCCGATGAGGGCGGCTTTTACTATGTGATGGGGTGGTGAGATGGCAAAGCTGACTGAAAAGCAAAAGCGATTTGTGCAGGAATACCTTGTGGACCTCAATGCCACGGCGGCTGCCAAGCGTGCCGGATATAGCGAAAAAAGCGCCTCCCGGATAGCCGTGGAACTACTCAATAAAACTCAGGTTTCTGCCGAAATCCAAAAGCAGCAGGCCAAGCGTCAAAAGCGGGTGGAAATCACCCAGGAAAAAGTGCTTGAGGAGCTGGCTGCAATCGCCTTTGCTAACGGTGCTGACTTCGCCACCGTCAACCAAAATGGCATTGTCCGCATCACCCCCACCTCTGAGCTGCCGGATGAAAAGCGCAAGGCCATTGCCTCCATCAAGGAGGGGCAATATGGCACGGAGGTCAAGGTGCACGATAAGGTCAAGGCCCTGGAGCTGCTGGCCAAGCACCTGGGCATGTTCGACAGTAAGAACGGTGGCAGCGAGGCCCCAGAGAATAACATCTTTGAGGTCATTGACCAAAGCACCAGAGAGGAGATAGGCACAGATGAAATACCAGAGATTGAGCACCCGGCAAAACCTGGCCATGACCTGGTGGAATAGGCCCGGCTTTGAGGTCTATGACGGCATCATCTGTGGCGGCTCCATCCGCTCCGGCAAGACGGTGGCCATGACGGTGGGCTTTATCATGTGGGCCATGACCCGCTTTGACGGCTGCAATTTTGCCATCTGCGGCAAGACCATTGAGAGCCTGCGCCGCAATGTGACAAGCAATCTGCCCGTCTGGCTGGCGGGCGTTTTCTCTTTCAAGGAGCACCGTACTGAAAACAAGATCGTGGTGAGCGCCAACGGCAAGAGTAACAGCTTTTACCTGTTCGGCGGCAAGGACGAAAGCAGCGCCGCACTCATCCAGGGCATCACACTGGCAGGCATCCTGCTGGACGAGGTGGCCCTGATGCCGGAGAGCTTTGTCAACCAGGCCACGGCCCGCTGCTCTGTTGAGGGGGCCAAGCTGTGGTTTAACTGCAACCCGGAGGGCCCCAGCCATTGGTTTTATACCAAGTGGGTGCTGGAGGCCAGCAGGCGGAAAATGCTGCACCTCCATTTCACCATGGATGACAACCTCAGCCTCTCCGCCTCAGTCAAGGCAAGGTATGAGAGCCTTTACTCTGGCGTTTTCTATGATCGCTTTATCCGGGGCCTGTGGGTGGTGGCGGAGGGGCTTATTTACCCTATGTTCGACGATGAATGCACAGTGGATGCCCCGCCGGAAAGCGCCGGAAAGGCCGAATATTATGTCTCATGCGACTACGGTACGCTGAACCCGTTTGCTGCGCTGCTTTGGCGATGGGATGGTAAAACGGCAACACTGATGCGCGAGTATTATTATTCTGGCCGCGAGAAACAGCAATCGAAAACGGATGAAGAATATTATCAAGATGTCGCAAGGTGGATTGGAGATGTTCCAATCCGGTCTTTTATCGTTGACCCTTCTGCCGCGTCCTTCATCGAGACGCTGCGTCGACATAAGAAATTCTTGGTTCGGCATGCGAAAAACGATGTGTTGCCTGGGATCATGACGACATCTAGGTATCTTCAGGATGGCACGATTAAGGTCTGCAAAGAGTGCAAAAACACCATAAAAGAGTTCGGACTTTATCGGTGGGACGAGAAAAGCAACGAGGACAGGCCGATCAAAGAGAACGACCACGCGATGGATGCGGTGAGGTATTTTGCATACACCGTCCTCCGAGAAAAGGTCGGCAAGAAGGCATATACGCCGCTTTGGACGAGGGGAGGGATTGTCAATTAAGACGTATCAGGATCTGCTGGAGGTTGGCGAGGACGAGCAGAATCGAATGGAATTTATCCGCGCCGCAATCGAAGATCATAGAAGCAGCGAGGCTTATCGAACGGCAATTGATGCAGAAGAATATTATTACGGCACGAACCCAACCATAAGCCATTATGAGAAGGTGATTTATGACCTGCAAGGCCGGGCACATCGGGATATGTACACGGCAAACCATAAGCTGTCCAGCAGGCTCTTCGGCATGGCGGTAGACCAAGAAGCGAGTTATTTGCTGGGCAATGGTGTGACATTCCAGCAGGATTCGACGTCAGACAAGCTGGGTAAGGGGTTTGACCAAGATATTCTGCACATTGCCCGCGCTGCCATCATCGGCGGTGTGGCGTTTGGCATGTGGGACTTGGATCACATTCAGATTTTCCATCTCTCTGAATTTGTGCCGCTTTACGATGAAGAGGACGGTGCATTAAAGGCTGGTGTTCGATGGTGGCAGGTGGCGCTGGATAAGCCGCTGCGGGCGACGCTGTATGAGCTGGACGGCTACACGGATTATTTCCAGCCGAAAAACAAGGACATGCAAGTGTTGCATCCGAAGCGGACGTACAAACAGATCATACGCAGCTCTGAGGTCGGCGGCGAAGAAATCTATGATGGCGAGAATTACCCTGGATTTCCGATTGTGCCGCTAAAAAATAACGAGCGCGGGCGGTCTGAAATCGTTGGGAAACGCAACACCATAGATGCGCTGGACTTGGCCAGCAGTAACATGGTCAACAACGTGGACGAGGGCAATCTGATCTATTGGGTGCTGACCAACTGCGGCGGCATGGATGATCTGGACGACGCTAAATTTGTCGAGCGCCTGAAAACGCTGCATGTTGCACACGCAAACGGCGATGATGGCGTGAGCGCAGAAGCACACACCATCGAAGCACCGTATGAAGGCACGAATATCACCATCGACATGCTCAAAAAGAAGCTGTACGAGGATTTTCAGTGCTTTGATGCGTCGGCAGTTACTGCGGGGAATCAGACTGCGACGGCGATCAAGGCCAGTTATGTGCCGCTCGATTTGAAAGTGGACAAGTTTGAGGCGCAGGTTACGATATTTATCCAGGGAATTTTGGCAATTGCCGGAATTGATGATGCGCCGTCTTACACGCGCAACCAGATCATAAACAAAACTGAAGAGACGCAAATGATCTTGACGGGGGCGCAGTATTACGACGAAGAGTACATTACGAAAAAGCTGCTGACGATCAACGGCGACATTGACCAGTATGACGACATGATGAAGCGCAAGGCAGCGGAAGAAATCGACCGCAGCCTAGGAGGAGAAGATACACCGCCAGAGGTGATTGACAATGGCAACGCCTGATCTCGGACAGCAGATGACCGACCGTGAGCTTACAGCGTTGGAAAAGCGCATTGCAAAACTGTATTCTGAGGCCGGAGACGAGCTGCAAGAGACCATCGACGAATACTTCAAAAAATTTGAAAAGCGCGACAAAGAAATGCGGGCGTTGATCGGAACCATCCAGAACGGCAAAGAGTGGACAGAACAGGATTATAAGCAGTGGAGGCTTGCACAGATCGGGCGTGGGAAGCGCTTCGAAGCGATGCGTGATAAGGTTGCCAGGCGTGCCACAGATGCGAACGAAGTGGCGCGGGCATATATCAATGATGCCACGCCGGGAATTTACAGCCTGAATCGTAATTATGCTGCGTATACCATCGAGCAGGTGTCAGGCAGTGTAGGCTTTGACCTGTGGGATGAGCAGACGGTGAAGCGGTTGATAAAAGATCAGCCTGAGCTGATGCCATATTATCCGCCTGAACGTGCCCTGAAGCGCGGCATTGATTTGGCATGGGGTAAAAAGCAGATTACAGCCAGCGTGACCAGCTCCATTTTGCAGGGTAAAGGCATCAAAGGCATGGCGGATGATCTACAGCGAAGGATCACTGACATGAGCCGTGACAGTGCCATCCGAACCGCCAGAACTGCTGTGACAGGGGCACAAAATGCTGGACGCATGGACAGCTATGCGGCGGCGGGAAAGATGGGCATCAAGCTTAAAAAAGAATGGTTAGCGACGTTGGATTCGCGTACACGCCACTCTCATGCCATGCTTGACGGCGAGCAAGTGGAGCAGGCCAAGAAGTTTTCTAACGGTTGTCGCTTTCCCGGAGACCCACAAGGGCCACCGCACGAAATTTACAACTGTTTTGTGGGGGAAACGCAAATAGCTTCCGACGGTGAAATCGTCAGAAGCTATAAACACGAATATTGCGGTGAGTTAATCGAAATCGAAACTTCCGGTGGCGTAAAGTTCGCCTGTACACCGAACCACCCAATATTGACACCGAGCGGGTGGGTTGCAGCGGCACTCCTTAACAATGGAGATGACTTGCTTGTAGCAGGATTCGGAAACGGTATGGATTCTCGGTGGAATCCATACATAGACCATGTTTTTCCCCGCATGGATGCACTCCACGAGCTTCTTAATATATCTTTTGGTCAACGGATTCGCACATTGCGTGTGGATTTCCACGGCGACGTTCCCACATCCGAGGTCGAAATTGTAGCTCAAAAAAGGCTCTTGTGGAGTTACAGGAATGCCTTCTACGGAAAGAGCGTCAATAAATTCTTGCTCAAAATCGCCAATGAAGCGTTTATGGGCAAGCGCCCTCTTATGAAGCATTTCTGGGGTGTTTGCAAGTCTGCGCTTCGCTTCGTTAGCTGCTTGAGCGAGCCGCTTTCTTTCATCTGCGGTGGTTTGCGCCATACGGTTATACATGGATTCGGAGCGGTTTCTAATGTAAACACCAGCATGGTTGAGCCGACAATAGATGACTTGCCGACTGACCCCGTTTTCCTCCGCGAGTTTCTTAATGGATTTTCCGGCAAGGTAATCACGGACAATATCATCAGGGTTAACAGAGTTATTACGAAATGCCATGTTTATAACCTCCAAACAACCACGGGGCATTATTTCGTTAATTCAAGTATACCACAAAACGGAGAAAAGTACAATGGCAATTTTGCAATCGCTCACAACTGCCGCTGTACGCTTATTGCCGCCGTGGATGGAGTAGATACATCGTCGGCGCAAAGACGCGCCAGAAACCCTGTTACGGGCGAGACTGAGGTTGTCCCAAATATGACGTATCAGGACTGGGTGCGCAGCAAGCAAAAGCAACAAAAATCCGTTGAGATTGAGACGGTTTTGCGGTATAATAGTATTATACAAAGCTATACCAACGTAGATACGGAAAAGGTATATTCTGCCGCGAAAAGCGGAGAACGCAATAAAGGCGTTTATACAGACGCGATAAAGAAACGACAGAAAAATCTTGAAAAATCTATTGCGTCACACACCGCACAAGTCGAAGAACACGCCCGGAAGGTACAAAATCCAGACAAGTATGGTACAGGATGGGGCGAGAAAGACGACCGGCAAAAACAAGGCTTACTTAAAAAGTGGGGGAAGGATTTGCTGCGCAACGCAGAACAAGCAGAGATCGAAATAGAAGTGTGGAAGGAGCGCTTTGGAAATGAGCAATGATAGACTACACGATATTGTGGCGGCCATTGTCGAGGCCGCGGACGAAATAAAAGGGAAAGCCAATGCCGACGCACAGGACTACGGTCAACTTTTGGCGTATGCGGAAAGTTTGAGCATCATCCGTGACGCCTATGACGGCGATTTGTCGGAAATCGGACTGAATTTCGACATTGACAAACGGTATTTATGAACGTTGAAATCCAAGACAACAGCAAAGATGTCTCTGCCGCGATCAAGGAAGCTCTGCTGCGTGGGCTGGAAAAAGAAGGAAAGGTTAGAATGTCGCCCCCTAGCGAAGCGCTAGAGAGACTGGAATCGCTTGACGAGGAATAGCCATGGAAGAAGTTAGAGTCACCATCACCGATAACTCCGCTGCTGTCAAAAGCGCCATGAAAGATGCAATCTTGAGAGCGCTTGAAAAGTGCGGACTGGTGGCAGAGGGGTACGCCAAAAAGCTGTGCCCTGTGGACACTGGCAACCTGCGAAATAGCATTACCCATATGGTAGACGAGCAGGAACCGGCGGCGATCATCGGCACGGATTCCGAGTACGCCGCCTACGTTTGCTTGGGTACGGGGAAATACGCAGATGGAGGCCGCCCCACACCTTGGGTTTATAAAGATGCCAAAGGGCAATTTCATTGGACAGCAGGCAATAAGGCGCAACCCTTTCTTAAACCAGCGGTTTCCGATCACGCCGAACAATACCGAGACATTTTAAAAAAAGAACTTGAAAATGGATAATTATCTTTACTTTTTGCAACGAATATGGTACAATATATTCGAGGTGGGAACATGAAAGATAAATCTAAAGTGCATGATTTGACCGGGCAGAAGTTTGGTCTTCTAACTGTTATCGGGCTTGCTGAAACAGAAACAAGAAAAACATATTGGGTTTGCAAATGCGATTGTGGGAACATGAAAACTGTTCGATCCGATAGCCTCTTGTGTGGCGCGATTAAATCTTGCGGTTGCATTAAGCGAAAACAAGATGAAGTAAATCTCACAAAGAATCATCGGCACAAAATGAGTGGAACGCGGATATATTCGGAATGGCAAGGGATGAAAGGCCGCTGCTACAATAAAGGCAGTGCTCGATATGCAGACTGGGGCGGTCGTGGGATTAAAGTTTGCGAACAATGGCGCAACAGCTTTGAATCGTTTTACACATGGGCGATGGCGAACGGGTATCAAGACAATTTGACAATAGACCGTATTGACAACAATGGGAATTATTGCCCGGAAAACTGCCGCTGGGTTGGGCAACAAGAACAATGCCGAAATCGGAGGTCGAACATCAACATAACGATTGGCAACTCGACACGGACACTTATGGAATGGTGTGAGATATTCCAAGTAGATTATACAAACGTAAACGCAAGGTATCACAGGAATAAGAATGCGACTATTGATTATTTGTTCAATCGATAGAAAGGAGTGCTGCGCTGTTGGATAACGAGACCATCAAGGCCATTGAAGCCATTATCAAGCGCGGCAACGATGCTGAAATACGCCGAAAAGGCGACGGGTACATTGTCTTAGAGGTCAAGAAAACAATCAAATATTCAGCTTCCGCGCAATAGGGCGCGGGGAAGGGCAATAGGAGCCAGCTACCGAGTTTTTCTCGGTGGTTGGCTCTTTTGTTTTAGGTAAACACCGCGAGGTACAGCGGTTTTTATACAACGTTCGCCCCCGAAGAATTGGGGCCAAGGAAAAGGAGAACGAATAACATGGCTAAATTTACGAGAGCGGAAATCAGGAATATTCTCGGCGAGGCTTGCACCGAAGAGATCGAAAATCGCTTGGTTGCGTTGCATCTGGGCGTGGTTGACCCCCTCAAGGACGATCTCACAAAGTACAAGGCGGACGCGGAGAAGTTGCCCGGTGTCCAGAAGGAATTGGACGACCTCAAGGCAGCAGGCGATGGCGGTTACAAGGAAAAGTACGAGAAGGAACACTCGGCCTTTGAGACTTATAAAGCTGACGTCACCGCGAAGGAGGCTAAAGCAGCGAAAGAAAAGGCTGTGAGAGCGTACTTTGAAGGCAAAAACATCACTGGCGCTAATTTGGAGCTTGCTATGCGAGGCTGCGGTGAAGAAATGGCCGCAATCGAGATGGACGGAGATAAGATCAAGGACACCAAGAGCCTGGATGCACTGGTGGCGGGCACTTATAAAGGGCTTGTGTCCACGAGTCGCACGAAGGGCACCGATACGTCCAATCCTCCAGGCAACACTGGCGCCGGAACGATGACCAAGGAAAAAATCATGGAAATTAAGGATCGGGCAGAGCGTCGCGCACAGATTGCGGCGCACATGGATCTGTTCCAGCCCGACACGAAAGGAGATAATGAATAAATGGCTGATGCGAATCTGATCAAAAAGAATGACCTTGCGCGTGTTCGTGAGGTAGAGTTCGTCGAAATGTTCGGCTACTCCATCAAGAAGCTGATGGAGGCGCTGGGCGTAACCCGCAAGATTGCCAAGCAGGCGGGTGCGGTGCTGAAGACCTACAAGGCGACTGGTACGCTTGAGAGCGGCGCGGTAGGCGAGGGCGAAACCATCCCGCTATCGCATTATAAGACCGTCGCGGTCAACTACAAAGAAATCACCCTCAAAAAGTGGCGTAAGGCGACCACTGCGGAGGCAATCATTGACCGTGGCTTCGATCAGGCGGTCGAAATGACCAACGATGAGATGCTGAAGGATGTCCAGAAGGGCATCCGCAAGGACTTCTTCAGCTTCCTTGCAACCGGCACTGGCGCTGTCTCCGGGAAGAACTTCCAGACCGTTCTGGCACAGGCGTGGGGCAATCTTCAGGTGCTGTTCGAGGACGACGAAATCCAGGCGGTTTACTTCCTCAATCCGCTGGATGTGGCCGATTATCTGTCTGCCGCCAACATCACCATGCAGACGGCGTTCGGCATGAGCTACATCGAGAATTTCCTCGGCTTGGGCACTGTGATCCTCAACTCGTCCGTGCCCAAGGGCAAGATTTACGCGACTGCCAAGAGCAACATCGTGCTCTACTACATCCCCGTCAATGGCGCAGATATGAACAATGCGTTTTCCTTTACGACTGACAGCACTGGCTATGTAGGCATCCATGAGGAGTCCGATTACACCAACCTGACCGCCTTTGATACGGTCATCAACGGCATGGAACTGTTTGCGGAGCGTCTGGACGGCGTTGTTATCGGCAACATTGACAATGGCACGCTGGGCACGCTGAGTGTTACGTCTGCGGCTGGCAGCAAGAGCGGCATGACCAAGCTGACTGTTACCCCGGCGAAGGCCGCAGCTGGCAATAAGTACAAGTACGCTTCCGGTGCGTCTGCCGCGACGGTTGCCTATGGTGATAACGTAGCTGGCTGGCTGGATTGGGACGGCACGTCCGAACTGGCAATTGCGACCTCGCAGGTGGCTACCGTCGTCGAATGCGATGGCAATTACCATGCGCTGAAGGCCGGTAATGCTACTGTGACCGCAAAGTAAGCATAAGGAGGGAGCGGCTCGATGATGCTTGAAGATGTTTTGCGACACATTAACAACTGGTTTTTTGTGGGCGCGTATGATGGGACGTACACCATCACCGACGGCAGCATCGAGCTGCCTTTTTTGCAATCCGGGCAATATTACAGGATCATGGGCAGCATCTTTAACGATGGACTGCATAAGGCGGGAGATACGGACTTAACGGACGAGACGTTTTCCGGCGTTGTGTGGGCACTGGCTGTACCAAAGGCGGTGGTCGATCTTGCCGCTGAGATCGCAAGCTGGCAAGACAAAAACAAGGACGCTGTGCTGTCGCCGTACACCTCTGAGAGCTTCGGAGGGTACAGTTACAGCAAGGCCAGCGTGGGAGGCTCGAATGGCGCGTCTGCGGTGAGCTGGCAGACGATGTTCCGGTCGCGGCTGAACGACTGGCGTAAGATCAAGGGGGTGACACCGTGAGCCTTCTTGACGGATTTGCACGCGATTGCGTATTGATGGAAAAGAGCCGGAAGCCAGACGGCGAAGGCGGTTATTTGGTGAGCTGGACGGAGGGAGCTTCTTTCCAGCTCTTTCCAGCGCTTGACACCTCCATGGAAGCACGGAGGGCAGAAAAAGAGGGCGTAACGAGTGTGTATAGCGCACTTGTGAAGAAGATTGTGCCGATTGAATACGGCGATTACTACAGGGACACGAGCACCGGGAAAACGTATCGTGTAACATCAAACCCTGAAGAAAAAGAAGCGCCAAAGACCGCTGGTGGAGATATCCGCGGCCTGAAATATTTTACGTCAGAAAGAAAGGAGCTGCCCTCGTGACAAAAGCAGCAGCGCTTTTTGAGTGGTTTAACGGATTTCTGCCTGCTTATCCTGCAAGCAACGTCCCCAAAGACGTGATATTTCCGTATTTGACCTATGAGCTTGTATTGGGCACGTGGGGAGATGAGGACATCGGAATCACCGTGAACCTATGGTATTACACTGAGAGTGAGGCGGAGCCGAATGCCATGGCGGACAAGATGTCTAAGGCAATCGGCAGGGGCGGAGCGTTTGTTGAATGCGATGGAGGCGCTATCTGGATAAAGCGCGGGAATCCCTGGTGTCAGAATGTCGTCGATGAGAGAGACACCAATATAAAGCGGAGATACATCAACATTTCGCTCGAATACCTCACTGAGGACTGAGAAAGGAGTACAAAATGGCGAGATATACGAAAATTCCGTCCAATACTTTTAAGCAGATTCAGATCAATGCTGGGATTCTGCTCAAGAGCTTCACGCCTGCGATCGGAACAATTGAGGCAGACGCCCAGATCGGTGCGACTACTGGCGGCATCAACTTTACCGCGACCCCGTCGTATACTGATTTTGGCGACGACATCGACAACTGCCCCAAAAACATGAAAGAGCTGAAGCGGCTCGAAAGCTGGGAAGTTAAAGCGACCGGTACGCTGGTGACGCTGAACACGGCAGCGGCGAAATCTCTGATCGGTGCGGCTGACATTGACGGCACGGATGCCACCAAGGTAACGCCCAGAAATGACCTGGCGGATGCTGACTTTGCCGACCTCTGGTTTGTAGGCGACTATTCCGACAAGACCGGAGCGACCAAGGGCGGCTTTGTCGCGGTGCATCTCATGAATGCGCTGTCTACTGGTGGTTTTCAGATTCAGACCAGCGATAAAGCGAAAGGCCAGTTTGCGTTTGAGTACACCGCGCATTACAGTATGGCGGCGCAGGACACCGTACCGTTTGAGGTATATATCAAGGCCGGCGAAGCGGAAGCGTAAAAGGAGGGTGCGGAGATGAAATTGTCTGACGTGAAGGGCGACCGCGTCATTGACGTGATCGCGGATGTAATCGAGCCGATCTCGAATATTGCACAGGATAAGGCAGTGATCGAAATGCTGCGCAAGGAAGCCAACGACAATGGCGAGGTAAAGAATCCGACGATGCTGCACATCGCTGCGAAATTGCCGAAGGTACTGAAGCATCACAAGGCCGATGTGATTGCGATTCTGGCGGCGGTGAACGGTGTGACGGCAGAGGATTATGCCGCCGAACTGACCATGGGTAAGCTGGTAAAGGATGTGTATGATCTGCTGACGGATCGGTCGTTCTCTGATTTTTTCAAATCTGCGCAGCTTCCGGGGGACGAGAATGCCTCTGGGTCTGCGCCGGAGAATACCACGGAAGCCGAAAAGTAAGCGCATTTTTGCACTACGTCGTCGCGCGAATGGAACGCGATGCCGAAGAAATGGCTTACAGGATTTACGTTACCGATGGATTGAGAATCGCCATTGAGAATGTAGCGAAAGCCCAGGGAGGCGGATACATCAAGGAACGTTACGTCGATATTATCAGCCCGCACCCGGTTGTTGACAAGCCCGCAGAGGAAATCGCCGCAGAGGTGATCGCCAAAGCGGGCATTACTGTTGTGGGAGGTGGGGAGCATTAACCTTCTGACGCTTTTTGTGACGCTGGCACTGTCGTCGAAGGCATTTGACAAAGGTGTCGAAAGCGCAAAAAAGAAAAGTGACGGTTTCGCAGACAAGCTGAAGGACGGATTCGGCAAAGCGATAAAGGCCGTAGGGAAGGCTGTTGTGGCGGCAACAACGGCTGTTGCAGCTGGAATTGCAAAGATCACGCAAGCGTCAGTTGCCAGCTATGGCGAATATGAACAGCTCGTTGGCGGTGTAAAAACACTGTTTGGCACGGAAGCTGGATCGCTGAAAGAGTATGCGGCTTCGATTGGACAAACGGTGGATGAGGCAAAGGACAAGTACAACAGCCTTATCAATGCGCAGTCGGAGATCTTCAGCAAGGCACAGGACGCTTATAAAAATGTCCAGATGTCGGCGAACGACTATATGAATACCGTCACCAGCTTCGCGGCATCTTTGATTCAGGGCTTGGGCGGCGACACAGAAAAGGCTGCTGAAAAAGCCGATCTGGCAATTACTGACATGGCCGATAATGCTAATAAGATGGGCACGGCCATGGAGAGCATTCAGAATGCATATTCTGGATTCTCGAAATCTAACTTTACCATGCTCGATAACCTTAACATTTTTGGGGGCGCTGTGGCATAATACATAATCCGCAAGCGCGAATCCTCTCTGATTGACTTGGACACCCCGCAGCAGGGGCAACAGGGCGCAAGGGTAATGCCAGCGTGAACGACTGAGTGAGAGGACTCCTATAAAGTGTAAACGGTGAACCCTTTGAGTTTCCCATATCGATATTCTTGCCCAAGTTTTACGTGAGTGTTGATGGTAGAATAGCCAAAATACCTTAGAAGCTCACTCTTGGATTGAAACTTGAAGGTCTGTTTGCCGTTTGTTGCAATGACTTTAATTCCAGTAGATTCTATTGCATGTAAATTTCTCAATTTAGATCCCGCGGCGCATATGTTTGTATAATTGCTAACCCATCTAAGGTTTGAAACGTGATTATTCGCTTTGTTGCCGTCTATGTGGTCTACTTGTGGAAGATTGTTAGGATTTGGAATAAAAGTTGTCGCAACAAGCCTGTGAATGTATTCGTTTTTGATGCCGTTATCATTTCTTAATTGATAACAAAAGTAACCGCGTCCAGCCGTTCTTGGCTTTAAGAGTTTTGTAACATAAATACTCTTCACGCGGCCAAACTCGTCGATGGAATAATTGGGGTAAGCCTTGATTTGCACAAACATAATTACATCCCCTTTCTGATTCCAAGTATATAGCAAAACGCTTACATTTGCAATAGGAGAAGCGACAGTCTGACCTCCCGTATATGCTGATTGTACAAGCGGGAGATTAACAAAGTGCAAACTTGGGTATGGTGGTACAAAAACCGAAATGGAGCGCTTGCTGAAGGATGCCGAAGCACTGCAAAAACAAAATGGAATTACAGCCGAGTACTCCATTCAAAACTTTGCGGATATTGTCGAGGCAATTCACGTTGTGCAGACGGAGATGGGCATCACAGGAACGTCCGCGAAAGAGGCTGGAAGCACCATTCAAGGCTCCTTGGCGATGGTCAAGGCGCAGTGGCAGAACCTGCTGACTGCGTTTGCGGATGAGGACGCAAATCTGTCTGATCAAATCAACCGCTTTACGGATGCAATCACTACGGCAGCAGGAAACATCGTTCCGAGGATTCAGCAGATTCTGCCGTCTATTGTGAATGGCTTGCAGATGCTGATTCAGGCGCTGATGCCTATGATTCCTGGGATTTTCGATCAATTACTCCCAGCGGTCGAAAGCGCAATTACAGGTATTATGGGAGCGCTCGTTAATCTTGTTCCCGGTCTTGCCACAATGGCATTTGATCTGATCTTGCAATTGATTCATGAAGTCGGGCAAATGTTGCCTGGGCTAATTGACTCTATTACAAGTACAATTACAGAACTGTTAAACAAAGCCGCTGATGCGTTGCCAAAAGTACTACCGGAACTGGTGCAAAGCATTGTGGACGGTTTGATTTCGTTGTTTGATAACTCATCTGCAATGGGAGAGGCGGCATTAGCACTGATTAACGGCCTTGTTCAGGGCGTCCTAAACTCTATCCCTGTGCTTATCGCGGCACTGCCTACACTTGTTACATCCATAATTAATTTCTTGTGGGGAGCAATTCCACAAATCGCGCAGACAGGTATTCAGTTGCTTTCTGCGTTGGTACAGGCAATGCCGGAAATCATCAGCGCAATCGTTGAGGCTCTGCCGGAACTGATAACCGGGATCGTCGATGCAATCATTGAATTCGTTCCTGAAATTGTTGTAGCTGGTGTGCAATTGTTGTCTGCGCTCACGCAAAACCTCGATGAAATCATCGCGCAGATTGTGGTTGCCATTCCAGATATCATTGACGGAATCATCGGTGCGCTGACGGATGCCACACCAAAATTGATTGAAGCCGGATTTGAACTGTTTATGGCACTTGTGACAAATCTCCCTGAGATCATAATGGGTATTTTGACTGCGCTAAGCAAGCTGATTGCAGCAATCATACAGGCGATTCCGACATATTTCATGAAAATTGCACAGCAAGGCGTGAAACTGTTTGAAAGCCTCGTAACGAATCTGCCACAGGCGATTCAAACGATAAAGCGCAGAATTCCAGAGGTAATATCTGGGATTGTATCTAAGTTCAAGGAAGGCTGGAACAACATGAAACAGGTCGGTAAAAACCTGATTGAAGGCGTAGGCGAAGGCATCATGAGTGCGGCCAATGCTCTGTATGAGCGCGTCAAAAGCGTGGTCAGTAAGATCAAGGGATTCTTTACCGGCAAGAGCGGCTTTGATACGCATTCACCGTCAAAGTGGTCGCAGAAAGTGTTTGAGAACGTCATGGCTGGCTCTATCCTTGGAACCGAACGCGGCGCTGCTGGGCTGGAAATGGCGATGCAGGATGCTGTGAAACGTGCCAAGAACAGCTTTGATATGGGAGCAATCACCTATGCACCCGCTGTGCAGTCCGGGCGCGTCGGAGATATCAATGTCAACGTCGAAGTGACGACTGCGGGCATCAACTCCGAAATGGATGCTGAGAATGTAGGCCGCATCATTGGCGAGAAGGCAGCAAGACAGATTCGGTACAGGGGAGGTGTATCGTTTGCTTAAACATTCCTTCACCTTTGGCGGTGTGGATATGCGTGAGAAGTTCGGGGTGTGGATGGTGGCGGCGGACACCTTCTTCCCGCCGCTCCGCTCCCATAAAATCACCGTCCCAGGTAGATCTGGAGCATACGATTATGGATCGGATGAGTATGACGAGCGGAAAATCACACTGGAATGCGACACGAGAACAGGCAAAACTCGCGCGGAAATGCGTGAAATCGCCTATTTCTTGTCGAAAAAGAACAGAATTGCGCTGTGGCGAGAGCCGGACAAGTATTATATTGGGCGGCTGTATGATCCGTCGGAACTGGAAGACCTGGGCGAAGTCGTCTATAAATTTAAGCTGAACTTTGAGTGTGAGCCTTTTGCATACGGCGAGACGAAGGCCGATGTAACCGAAACACTGGCGTGGGCGCCGGAATACGTAGGGACTGCAAAAACACCAACGCGCATTGAAATCACCAACACAGGCGAAACGGCTGTGACGGGGATTCAGATTTCTGTCGCTGAAAGGAGAGATAATTTGTAATGTATGCAACGGACTATTTTGAGACGCTGATTCTGAACCTGGCACGCGGCGTGTCGGCAACTGCGCCGCAGACCATGTATCTGGCGCTGTACCTGAACGACCCAAGCGACACGGGCGGCGGCACGGAAGTCAGTTACAGCGGATATGCCCGTCAGCCGATTACCTTTTCCGCTCCCGCTGCTCAGACTGGCGGCGGAATGGCAATCCAGAATATCGCGGCGATCACCTTTGCAAAGGCGACCGTGGATGTAGGCAATGTCACCCATGTGGGCGTGCTGGACTCTCTGACAGGCGGTAATATGTACGTCTATGGTCCGCTGGCTGAACCGCTGAACGTGCAGTCCGGCGTGTCTCCTGTGATCCGCGCAAACGCCGTGAAGTGGATTTCTTCTGGCAAGTTGGCGAACGCTTACAAAACCAAAATCCTGAATCTGATGCGTGGCACGAGCTGCGCCGGGTTTACGCCGTATCTGGCACTGTGCAACGGCTCTCCGGAAGAAGGCGGCGCTGAATTTGTAGGCAATGCGTACAAGCGGATGCAGATCACCTTTGCGTCTCCTGCGTCACAGGCTGGCGGCGCGATGATGATCTCGAACAGCGCGTCTGTGACCAGCCCTGTTGCAACCGGCACTTGGGGCAACATGACGCATATTGCAGTCTATGACGCGGAGGACAGCGGAAATCCGTACATGATCGACACGGCAAATCCGGCAACGCTGATGTCCAAGGATAAAGCAGTGGTTTATGAAGTCGGCGCACTGAAGATTTCGATCAATTAAGGAGGCGGGGGCGATGTTCAACTCCTCGCAATTTAATCTGGCGCGGTTTAATGTTCCGCGTCAGATCGCCTCCCATATTGCGCTGACTACAGATGCGGTGGAGATCATCACCGCGATGCTTGGCATCTCCGAGACGGTCTATCTGAGCACGAGCGCACAGGAAGCATACGGCGCAGAGGCCAGCGCGGCGCAGGGTATTTTGCTGAACAACACAGCAGCTGAAGAAATCGATGCGGATGTGCGTTTGATCGGCGTGTTTTTGATGCAGGCAGATGCAGCGGAAGCGTTTGCATCTAGTCTGCGTATTGGCGCTCTGATCTATGGCACAACGGCAGCTGCTGAATCCATCGATGCACAACTGCGTGTAGGCGCGACGGTTTATCCGCAGACAGCAGCAGATGAAGCGATTGCGGCGAACATCTCTGTGGGCGCGACGGTGTATCTAGGCGGAACGGCCTATGAGATATTCTCCGCCATGGGCAGCGCTGAAGCAACCAACATCTACACCATCAACATCGACGTGACTTTGCAGCCGGGCGATACACTGGTCATTGACAGCGACCATTATGTGGTGCTGCACAACGGCGAAAACATACTGGACAAGCATTCCGGCGATTGGCTGGAGCTATCCAGGAATACCCGTTCGGTGCAGATCGGAAGCGGAACGCCTGCATCCCTCAAAACGTCGATTTTGTACACAGAAAGGTATTTATAATGCTGGAAGTGTATGATAAAAACAGAAAAAAAGTCGCGATTCTGGAAAATGCTTACGATATTCAAGAAACAGAAGAGATCAATTCGGTTGGACAGCTCTCGTTTTCGTTGCCGGAAGGAGACGATAAGAACGATTACTGCCAGCCGTTTTGCTTTGTGCGATACAATGGCGGACAGCTTTATCGCATTGTCACGCCGGGCGGATCGTTAAGCGGCTCTGGGGAGATGACATACGACTGTGAGCACGTCATTGCGACGCTGATCGACGATGTATTATTCGAGTCTCATGTTGTAGGTAACTTGGGAACATACACCAATCAGTGTATCCAGTATGTGCTGGATCACCAGACCGTAAAGCGGTGGCAGCTTGGGCAGTGCGATTTTCGGCGGCAGTTTGAATACGGCTGGGAAAACGAAAACCTTCTGGCGGCGCTGTTTTCCATCCCGAAGTGCTTTGTCGATGAATATATGTGGACGTATGACACGAGCACATACCCGTGGACGCTGAACCTGATCCGAATCGACACCGAAGCAAAGCCGCTCTATTACGTCCGCGGCAGGAAGAACTTAATCAGCCGGAAATTTACAAAAGCATCGCAGGATGTCTGCACGAGACTGTATTGCCTGGGCTATGGCGAAGGCATCAACCAGCTGAAGATCAAAGACGTGAACGACGGCCTGCCATACCTACAAAGCCCGCCGGAAATCATCGAGAAGTATGGCCTGATTACGCGAATCTGGACGGATAGACGATATGAAGATGCAGCGAGTCTGAAAGCGGCGGGAGAGGCCATGCTGAAAGCGCTTCAGGAGCCGCAGAAGAGCATCGAAGTTTCAGTGGCAGATTTATTCCCAATCACGGGCGCGGACTATGACAAGGCCGAAATTGGACGAATCACGATGCTTGTAGACGATAACGTGAAGACATACATCACAGGCATCAAAAGAAACCATGACACGCCGGGAGATATGACGCTGACGTTATCCACAAAGGCTGTGGATATTGCGACGACGGTTGCGGATTTGGCAGACCGTCAGCGCATTGAACAGGTCTATTCGCAGGGCGCAACGCAGCTTTATGCGCAGTCGGTACAGGAGAACGCAACGCCTAAGATCGGGGCACAGCTGAACTTCTGGATTCCGGAAGAGATGCGGATCGTAAACAAAGTGCTTGTGAAGATCACGCTGGCGCCTTTCCGCAGCTATTCCAGGTCAACTGAGGGCGGCGGTGGCAGCACGATGACCTCTTCGGCTGGCGGCGGCACGAGCACATCCACGGAGACCAGCGGAGGCACGGTGGAGACCAGCCGAAACGGTGGTGGCGGCGGTGGAACGAGCGAGGCTGGCGGTGGAGACACGACGACCAGCGGCAGCAGCAGTATATCCACCACAAATTCGCCGTCGTCGCTGGCACGCACAACGTCGTCTGTTGTGGCAAGGGATGGGGAATCCCACAGGCACACGATTTCGGCTGGTGAATTTACCCATGTTCACGGCATGTCGCACACGCACACCATTCGGATTCCCAGCCATACGCATACGGTCAATTTTCCGAGCCATTCCCACGAATTCGAGATTCCGGATCATTCCCACGAATTTGAGGTGCCGGAACACACGCATGACGTGGAAATCCCGGAGCACACCCACGACATCGAACAGGGAATCTTTGAGTTTGGCGGTGCGTCTACGGCGCAAATTGAAGTCAACGGCAAGAAAAAGGCGGCGATGGGGGCGGATTATGAATCCGACATTACTGCCTTACTGGTGGATGAAGACAACAAAATCCCGCGCGGAACCTGGCACAACATCACGATCATCCCGGACGAACTGTCTTATGTGACGATTGATCTGTATGTGCAGGGCTTTGTGCAATCGAGAGGAGGCTCAACCTACTGATGGCAAAAAAGACGATGTATGCAGGCATCAACAACAGCCCGCAGACGACGCTGACGGCACAGATTACGGCAGCGGCACAGAGCATTGCCGTTGCATCTGTGGATGTGTTCCCCGTTGCGCCAAATCTGGCGACGATTGGAACAGGTGACGATGCCGAAGTGATCCAGTACAATGCAATCTCTGGCGGCAAGCTGACCGGATGCGTTCGCGGCTACGGCGGCACGACGGCAAAGGTATGGAGCGCGGACACGGTGATCTACCGCGGATTTACGTTGGTGGATTACAGCAATCTGAAGGATAATGTGGATGATCTGTATTCGGCAAAACTGGACAAGGCGGGAGATGCGTCCGATGTGACGGCAGAGTTTACGGCAGCAACCGCAAGATCCAATATCGCAACCGGGGAGGCGCTGAAAACCATCCTCGGCAAGATTGCAAAATGGTTTTCCGACCTGAAAACGGTTGCGGTGTCCGGCAGTTACAATGATCTGAGCGACAAGCCTACATCGATGACACCGAGCAAGCACGCCGCAAGTCACAAGACAGGCGGAACGGATGCGATTGCACCTGCTGATATTGGTGCGCAGCCTAAAATCAGCACAAGCGGAATCCTGAAGGGTGACGGCAGCGGGAATGTTACACAGGCGGCTGCCGGGACTGATTTTCAGGATGTGATTGTTGTGTCCGGAATACTGAAAGGTGACGGCAGTGGGAATGTATCGGCTGCTGTGGCTGGGACGGACTATGCAGCCGCAGCGCATACGCAGGCAATAGCCTCCATCACTGGGCTGGAAACAGCGCTGAACGAAAAGCAGTCGAAGAAGATCACGCAGACCAACGTCAGCGTGGCCACGTCGGCATGGGTGGCGGACAGCACGTACAGCGACTATCCCAAGGCGGCAACGGTGTCCATCTCCGGCGTGACGGCAACCATGGTGCCGGAGGTGGTGTTTGCACCGGGCGATGCGACCAGTGGCAATTACGCGCCCGTCGCTGTCTGCACGACTGGCGGCGTGAAGATTTTTGCAGCGGAAGCACCCGAAGCGGCGATTACGCTGCTGACGATTGTGGTATGGGGGTGAGAGCATGGCAGTAGGACGGACAAATGCATCGGCAAAGGGCGGCGGTGGCATCGACTACAACGCCAAGCCGCAGATCACGTTTGACGGCAAGTGGTCTGGGTGGTATGTCGAGTTTTATGCGGGCGTGCCGTACTGGGAGGCACAGTTCTATTCCTCCGGCACACTAAGTGTGACGGGGAGTTATACGGCGGATGCGCACGGCATCGGCGGCGGAGGTGGGTCTTACAATTATGAAAACCCCAATGCAGGGGATCGCGGTGCAACGTCGATTAAGCTCAACTTGACGCTAACCAAAAGTGTGGCGGTTACAATAGGCGCGGGGGCTGCTGCGGCAACCGGCGGCAACGGCGGCACCACAAAACTTGGAAGTGTTCTGTCGTGCGCAGGAGGAGCTGGATTAGCAGGTATTAACAGGCCGTCGTCAAGTAGAGGTGATGAGTTGCGTAGGTTTGGAGATCATGATCATTCCACAGATATTGGCGATGACGGCAGCTCCGGCAGAACAGACAATTTTAACGGGGCTGGAGGTATGATGCACTGGAAAGATGTGCCGCAAAGCGGCGAGGGCTACGGTGCGGGCGGTGGAGTGGCTGATTTATCGAACTACAATAGGCATCACATGGGAGGGCACTCTGGCGCACTCTTCATCCGCATTGCAGTATAGGAGGTGTAACGATGGCAACATACATTGCAAAAAATGCCGACGGCGAACAGGTCAACGTCATCGAAATAGAGCCGGAGCAGATTGAGAGCTGGCAGGCACTGACCGGGCTGACGCTTGAGCTGCCGCCCGCACCAACGCCCAAAGAAACACCCGACGCGGCAACCATGGAAGCCGCGCTGAATGAATTGGGGGTGCAGACTCGTGAGTAAGGTAAGATCGGACATCCTCCAGCAGGCACAGGAGATCCGCAAGGCGACACAGACCCTCGCGGCCTACGCGCCGGACGAAGTGGCACTGGCGGCTCCTGCGATGCTGTTTGACACATGGAGCGCGAGCGGCGTGGCCTATGCCAAGGGCGACATCCGGCAGTACAACGGCCTGCTGTACCGCTGCGCACAGCCGCACACGTCGCAGTCGGACTATACGCCGTCTGCTGCGGTGTCTCTCTGGACGCGAATCGCAGACCCGACACAAGAATGGCCTGAATGGATTCAGCCTACAGGGGCGCACGACGCATACGCGAAGGGTGCGAAGGTCAGCCACAACGGCAAGCACTATGTCAGCACGGAGAAAGATAACGTGTGGGAGCCGGGCGTGTACGGTTGGGAGGAGGCGACCTGATGAACATCCGAGTCAAGATCACCCGCGACAGAAGCGGCAGGGTTGTGACGATGGATCTGGAGGACTATCTCAAGGGCGTCGTGCCGTCTGAAATCAAGGCAGAGACCTGCCCGATGGAGGCGCAAAAGGCACAGGCCATCGCCGCACGAACGTATGCCATCCGCAAGACCATCGACCGTCGCAGCAAGCCTTACGACGTGGACGACACTGCGGGCTATCAGGCGTATGGAGCGCGACCGCGTCACCGCAACAGCGACGCGGCTGTGGAAGCAACGCGCGGGCTGGTGCTGATGTACGGCGGCAAGCTCATTGACGCGGTCTACACCGACAGCAACGGTGGGCGCTGCGTGTCGTCCTTGGAGCGCTGGGGCAGTGCCGTCCCCTACCTGATCGACCAGCTCGACCCATACGACAAATCCGGCAAGGTGCGCGGGCATGGTGTAGGGCTGAGCCAGACCGGAGCTGCCGCAAGGGGAAAGGCGGGGCAGACATGCGCGGAAATCCTCGGATTTTATTATCCGGGGGCAGCAATAAAAAAGTTGAAGGAGGAGGACAAAATGAATCTCGACGCGAGACTGTCCGAGAATTTTACGCTGCGCGAATTTTACGATCCCGCGAACTATGTGGACGTGCTCAAGGGCAAGGCCGCACCCATTGTGCAGCCCAGCGACATTGACCATCGCATCGTGACGCTGCTGGAAAAATTGCGGGCGAAGTACCGCCAGAAATGGCCGGGCGTGGCGATCCGCATCCGTCCGCACGGCGGCTACCGTCCGGACCCGCTGAATAAGCTGGTGGGCGGCGCGCCTGGAAGTCAGCACCGCAAGGGCAACGCGGCGGATTTTAGCGTCGTGGTGCTTGGCAAGGCAATCGACGCGCCGACGCTGGCGGTGTGGACGGAGCACTATATGCAGGAGCTGGGCATCAAGGGCGGCATTGGGATGTACAAGGCCACCGACAATTACATCCATGTCGATGCACGCGGCAAAAATGTCGCCTGGTACGACAGTTATTCTTCGGCCGGCTGCCCCGGACAGGGCGGTCGGCCTTGTACGTACCGCAAGGGCAGCAAGGGTGCGGGCGTGGTGCTGATCCAGCGGTATCTGGGCATCCCTGCCGATGGCAAATACGGATCTCAGACTGCGGTGGCTGTGAAGGCATGGCAGGCGGAGCACGGATGCACGCCGGACGGCATCTTTGGGCGCGAGACCAACCGCAAGATGGGCTATGTGCTGCCCTGGGAGGTGTAAGCCGTGACGCAAGAGACAATCCTGTACGGGCTGCTCTTTATCCTCGCGCTCGTCCCGCTGGCGAATGTGATTATCGCCGCCGTCAACCTCTGGCGCTCCAAAAACAAGGACACCAAGGGCGACAGCGCCCAGGCGACGACGCTGCTGGTGGAGATCGGCGCGATCAAGAGCGGCGTCGAGGACATCAAAACCGAGCAAAAGGCGCAGGCCAAGACCAATATAGAGGTCTTGCAGCGGCTGACGGCGGTGGAAGAGTCCGCCAAGCAGGCACACAAGCGCATCGACCGCATCCAGGAGGGGCGCGATCATCAGGACGGCGGTCACGGTGGCTAAGCTGAGCAAGGGCACGCGATTTGCGAACAAGGTGCTGTTGTTTTTGGCAGTGTATCTGATCCTGTTTACGGTGGCCGAGACCATCGTGTTTTGCGTCACCGGGCAGGAGCAGACCGAGCTTGTAACCATGACGTTTACGGTCTTTGGCGTTGAGCTGGGCGGATTGCTAGCCAAGCGGATCGCCGAAAAGGTATTTGGCAAAAATAAAGATACAGATACGGAGGAGTAAATTATGAATCTCGATTGGACGATGATCACGGGTATTGCTGCTGCGGTGGCGTGTGTGGGTATGGCGCTGGTGGTTATCCTCTGGCTGTGCGGCAAAATCAGCTCTGACCGCGTGACGCAGGTCTGGCGCTGGGTGTGCTGGCTGGTGCAGGCGGCGGAGCAGCTGTTTGGAGCCAAGACAGGCGAACAGAAGCATGACTATGTTGTGGACATGCTCAAGCAGTTGGGGATCAAGGTCACGGACGAGATCGACGCGCTGATCGAGGCGGCTGTGCGCGAGTTGACGGACTAAGGAGGGAGCTGGTGTGCGATGCTTGCAGAGATCACGCGCGCCGGACTGAGCCGTGCGCAGGTGGGAGCGCTGATTGACGAGTGGGTGTTTTCGGCGCGGGATCGGCAAATCCTGCGCCTGAAGCTGCTGGACGGGCAGACCGTGAACTTGATGACTGCCTCCAACCTGGCGCTGCTCACGGCCTATGTGCTCTATGCCAAAGATGTATTTGTGAAATTGAAAAACCTAATCTTGAGCAAGACCTCCGGCACGCCGCCGGAGGAGCTTGCCGCAGAACAGGAAACTGCTGAATAAGACGAAAGCCGGAGAGGGTCAAACCTCTCCGGCTTTTTTGCTTTATAGGGTGATGTCCTGGCCTGTGCTGTCTATCTGCTTTTTAAGGGCATAGAGCTCTTTGCTTTCCTTGCCGCCCAAAAACCAAACGGCCACATGTTTGTCCCCATAGGTGAAAACTGCATACCACTTGACCGCATTGGTGCGGGAAGTGTTTGGACTGGTGCCTCTGTACTTGGCCGCAAAATTGCGCTCATCCATGATGTCCAAGCTGTCAACCTTGGCCAGCGGCAGGGTCACGCTGGGGCCCTCCACCCGGCGGAACACCAGCGCCTCCGCCGTCTGCTCCATAAAGCAAGGCGCATCCTGGGCAAAGCCGGGCAGGCCCTCATAGTGCATGAGCCGGATGCCCTCCGGCAGCGGTGCCTTTTTCTTTCCGAACATGTCAAAACCTCCTATGCTGATCTGACCCAAAAATTGAGATGGTGGATGTACTCCTCCAGTGGCGCACCCTCAATGCTTTTCGCATCATTGCGGACTATATACTGCATCCAGGTCTTGCGGCCCTGCAATTTGACTTTTCCCAAGTACGCTCTGGGGCTGCTCACGGAGAGAGCGCCATTGGCCATGCGGCTGATGGTCAATGCTACGCTTTTATGCCCCTGACGCAGTGCCGCCTCCAGAGCTGCCAAGAAAGCCTCCTCATCCGGCGTGACTGACCACCTGCGGCTGCTCTCCGTTGTATAGCGAATATACACCCAGCTCACCGTCCTTTTCTGTTTATTCTTGACTTTTCTCCATTATAGTTTGCACCCTGTCTGCGTGTCAAGTATTGGAGCCTTTATTGATAATGACATACCAAATGTGCAAACTATAATTATTTGTGAGAGGAGGCGGTGCAGTTGATCGCTGAGAAAATCAAAGCCCTGCGTGAGGCAAGGGGCTGGAGCCAAGCGGAACTTTCCCGGCGGCTGGGCATCACCAGAAACGGCGTGAACTCTTGGGAGCAGGGGCTCTCTATGCCATCACCGGCGTGCCTGGTGGACCTGGCCAAGGTGTTTGGCGTGTCCACGGACTACCTGCTGGGGCTGGAACGGCTCACCACGGTGGATGTCACTGGCCTGGCAGACCGTGATGTTGCGGTGCTGGCAGAGCTGGCCGAAAGGCTCAAAAACTGCAAAGACTGACACAGCGGCTCACTTTTCGTGGGCCGCTTTTTTGTTCTTGACTTCATACACCTTTTGGTGTATAATCAGAGTACATTAAACGGAGGTGCTGCTCTATGACCCATTCTAAACTGCAAACCAAGCGCCTGGAGGCGCAGATGTCACAGTCCCAGCTTGCCGCTGCCGCTGGCATCAATGGCCGGATGCTCCAGTATTATGAGCAGGGCGCAAAAGACCTGAGTGGTGCCAAGCTGGCCACGCTGCTCAAGCTGTGCCTGGCTCTCAACTGCACATTGGCTGACATTCTCCCTGACGGAGAAACAACCGAACTGCTGACCCGATACGGGCAGTAAAGCCTTTTCTGGCGGGGTGTTCATCACCCCGCCGCTTTTTTATATTCTGAGGAGGGTATCACATGAATTACAAGGGCTTTCATCAACTGCAATGGGAGGACCGCCTGGTCATTGAAAAGATGCTCAAGGTGGGTGACAGCAAGGCCAAGATCGCTGAGGCGCTGGGCGTGTGCAAAAAGACCATCTACAACGAAATCAAACGGGGATGGACCCAGCAGATGACCTCTGACTATGAGTTTATCTGGTGCTACTGCCCGGAGATGGCGGAGCGCAAATACCAGGAAAACCTCCGGGCCAAGGGGCCGGACCTCAAGATTGGCAATGACATTGACTTTGCAAACTATGTGGAGCAGAAAATTGTGGAGGAGCCCTATTCTCCCGCAGCTTTGTTGGCAGAGCTCAAGGCAAAGCCGCCCCAGTTTGACACCACGGTCTGTGAGGCCACGCTCTACAATTACATCTACCGGGGTGATGTGTTCCTGGTCCTCAACCCGGAGCACCTGCACGAAAAGGGCCGCCGCCACTATGGTGAGAAATACGGTGAACAACGGAACGCCGCCAGAGCTGCCAAAGGCCCCCGCATTGATAAGCGTGACCCCATCATCAACTCCCGCACTACTTTTGGCCACTGGGAGATGGACAGCGTGATGGGCACCGTGGGCTCCAGCCGGGCGCTGGTGGTGCTCACGGAACGGCTCACCAGGGCGGGCATCATCCTCCCGGTGCCAGACCATACCGCCGCCAGCGTGGTCCGGGCGCTCAACGGTCTGGAGCGCCGCCTGGGCAAGGACTTCTACCCCATGTTTCAGAGCATCACGGTGGACAATGGCTGTGAGTTTCAAGACTACGATGGTATGGAAAAGGCTTGCCGCCGGAAAGGAAAGCGCACCACCGTTTACTACTGCCACCCGCACGCACCACATGAGCGTGGCAGCAACGAGAACATGAACAGGATAATAAGGCGGTTTTTCCCCAAGGGCACCAACTTTGATGAGGTGCCTATCTCAGAAATACGCCGGGCAGAGGAGTGGATGAACAACTATCCACGGGAGGTGCTGGGGTGGCAGACAGCGGCCACCCTCCTGCGGAGCTACATGAGCGCCTGCTGATCTGCCGCACAATAAAGCTGAACGCCGGAGCCCACGGAGGCCACCGGCGCTGTTGTCATGCCAAAATGCAGAAAAACGCACAAAACAAGCCGCAAATAGCACGGCTTATTTTGTGCGTTCATACAACTTTACAAGTTTATTGTAATTTATTCTTGACTTTTTGCTTGGCAGCCCCGATAATGGAGTTACACACCAAGAGATTGGTCGTGTAGCTCAATTTTTTTATGCCGGTAAGGAGGTGAACGCATTGGCAGACTACGCTTTCCGCTCTTATGAGGAGCGGCAGAAAATCCAGGAGATGGTTGAGGCAGGCCTGAGCGCCAAAGATATTGCCGCCTCTCTTGGCATCTCTCCCTCCGCAGTCTATGCGGAGCTGAGGCGTGGCCGGGACGGCACAAGGCTCCCTGACAAGCGCCTGGGCTACAACGCCGAACTTGCCCAGCTCAGTGTCCAGCAGGGCCTTGAGCGGAGAGGCCGCCGAACTGCCGGGGCATGACATCCCGCACCTATTAAAACCAAGGAGGACAAAACCGTGAGCAACAACCCCATTGTGCTGAAAAGCAACCGGCTTTCTGATGAGTGCATCGGAACTGTCCGGCTGACCCCGGAGGCGGAGAAAGTGGTCCGCCGTCTGAGGGCAAAGACCGCTCTGCCCATCCGGCAGATTGTATCTGAAATTATCGTCCAGGCCGAAAACCTCATCGACATTGAGGGGCCGGAGGACACTGAGGAGGATTGACCAATGAAAACCGCTATTTCTAATGTGGCCCCCGGCCAGGTGGTCAAGTTTCATGGGGAGCCCTGCATTGTGCTGGAGCACCGCACGGCTGGCACCCTGCTGGTGACCGCCGCCCAGATCAAGAGCTCTTTTGGCTCCACCAACAACTTTGCCGTCAGCTCTTTCCGTGAACACCTCAACGGTGCCTTTGCGGATGCCCTGACTGAGGGGCACGCTGATGAACTCATCACCCGTGAGGTTGACCTCACTGCCCTCAACGGCTCCAAGGAGTACGGGAGCTGTGAGTGCAAGGTGGCCCCGCTGACCTTTGATGAAATCCGCCGTTTCCACGGTCTGCTGCCTAAGCCTGAGAGCTGGGAGTGGAGCGCCACGCCCTGGAGCACCCCCTGCGTGGATGAGGATGATACCTGGGTCATGGGCTTGAACGCCAGTGGCGATGTCGACGGCGACGGCTGCACCAGCACCTACGGGTCCCGCCCCGCTTTCCTCATCCCCTCCCAGTATGCCGTGGAGGTTGACGGCGGCCTGGACCAGTACACCACCAATGAGCTGATTGCGGAAATCAACCGCCGCATGAACGGTTAAGGTGAGCGCCATGACCACCAGTGAGCCCAATGCCCGCCGGTATTCCCGGCGGTGCCGCCAGCGCCGCATGGCCCGGAGGCGCAACGCCATGGTCATCATGGCCATTCTGGCCGTCCTTGCCACTGTGTTTGCCCTTGGCTATGCCAGTGGATGCAGTGCCCACCAGACGGACGATGAGGTCAAGACCCCTGAGCCTGTGGTGGCAGCGGAAACCGTCACCCCTCCAGCCCCGGAACAGAGCCCCGTGGAGCCCTCTGCACCACCAGAGGAAACCACGGAGCCTGCCCGCCACCGTGATGACATCGTGAGTGAGGGGCGGCTCCTCAGCTACGAACTCCAGGAAGTCATGCAGGACTGCTGTGAGCACTATGAGGTGCCCTATGCTCTGGCCCTTGCCATCGCAGAGGTTGAAACCCACTTTGACCCCGATGCCGTCAGCGCCACTGGTGACTATGGCCTCATGCAGATCAACTCTGTCAATCACGAGTGGCTTTTGGAAAAAGGCCTTGACCCCATGACCCATGCCGGGAACATTGAGGCCGGTATCTATATCATCTCCCAGTATCTCCAGAGCTACGGAGAGCCAGAGCTTGCGCTGATGGCCTACAACTGCGGGCCCGGCGGCGCAAGAAATCTATGGGATGCAGGTACATACCAGACCGACTACTCCCGCAAGGTTATGACCGCTTTTGAATACTGGACAAGCGTGCTGGAGGTTGACTGAAATGCCCTACTATAAGACCTGCCCTGACTGCGGAGCCCACCTTGACCCCGGTGAGCGCTGCGACTGTAAAGATGATACCAAGGAGGATTGTACCAATGTTGGAAATGAAAATCAAGATTGAGGCGGATGCTGCCGTCCTCAAGGCCATTGACAAGCTGACCACGGCGCTGGAAAAGAACGCCGTCAACATCTCCGTGCCCCAGGACACTCCCACTCCCGTGGCTCCTGTGGCCGCCCCTGTCACCCACGCCCCGGTGCCGCCGGTCACCATGCCGCCCGCTACTGTGGTCCCTACCCAGCCCACCCCTGCGCCTGTGGCAACCCCTACCCCTGCACCGGCTCCTGCGGCACCTGCCCAGACTGTGGCCCCTACTAACCCCGCTCCCACTGTTCCCGTGACCACGGCCCCCACCTACACCCTTGACCAGATCGCCAAGGCCGGTGCCAGCCTGGTGGATGCGGGCAAGATGGAGCAACTGCTGGCTCTGCTGGCCAAGTATGGCGTGCAGGCCGTCACCCAGCTCCAGCCGGACCAGTACGGTGTCTTTGCCACCGAACTGCGGACGCTGGGTGCACAGCTCTAAGGAGGTGCCCTATGCCTCCCGAAAAGCACGCCCTGCTTTCTGCCTCATCGGCATCCCGCTGGCTGAAATGCACGGCGGCCCCCCGCTTTGAGGAGCACCTGCCGGAGCGCACCAGCGAATATGCGGAGGAGGGCCGCCTGGCCCATTCCATCTGTGAGCTCAAGACCCTCAAGAAATTCACTGTGATGACCTCCCGCACCTACACCACCCGCCTCAATAAGCTCAAAAAGGACCCGCTCTACTCTGAGGAAATGGACAAGACCAGTGACCTCTACATTGAGCACCTGATTGAGCAGGCCATGCTCTATGACAGCACGCCCACTGTGGTAGCGGAGGTGCAAGTGGACTTTGGGGAGTATGTCCCGGAGGGCTTTGGCACCTGTGACAATGTGATGATTGGCGGGGACACCCTCAGCATCACGGACTACAAGCACGGCAAGGGTGTCCCGGTGTCCGCCGTGGGCAACCCGCAGATGCGGCTCTACGCTCTGGGTGCTCTCAAGCGCTATGCCCCCGTGTTCGGCGATGCCATCAAGAAAGTCCGCATGTCCATTGACCAGCCCCGCCTTGACAGCTACACCACCGACACTATCACCGTGGAGGAGCTGATGGCCTGGGGCGAGAACATCAAGCCCATTGCACAAAAGGCTTTCTCCGGGCTGGGTGAGTTTGTCCCCGGTGACCACTGCCGTTTTTGCCGTGGCAAGGCTCAGTGCCGTGCCCGTGCCAACACCAACACGGCGCTGGAGGACTTCAAGGACTGCGTGCCCGCCGCCTCCGTCCCGCCTGACGCTATGGCCCCCCAGGAGTTTTCCCACATCGGCCCGCATGGGAATGAGGTGCACCCGCTCCTCTCTGATGCGGAGATCGGTGACCTCCTCATCCGTGGCAAGGAGCTGGTGGCCTGGTACAAGGACCTGGAGGAATACGCCACCAAGGCCCTACTGGATGGCAAGCCCATTGAGGGCTGGAAACTGGTGGCTGGCCGGAGCATCCGCACCTTTACGGACCAGGATGCCGCCATCCAAGCTGCCATTGCCGCCGGATATGATGAGGCCCTGCTCTATGACCGCAAGCCCAAGACGCTCTCTGAGATGGAGAAACTGATGGGCAAGGCGGAGTTTGCTGAAAAAATCGGTGGCTATGTGACCAAGCCCCTGGGCAAGCCCACGCTGGCCCTCAGCACGGACAAGCGTGAGGCCTACAACCCCGCCGCCGCTGACTTTGCCGGGGTGACCGCCAGTGAGTAAGTATCAGACCTGCGCCCATTCTGCCCCTTGGCAACCTCCCATCCCGCTGGATGATGAGGAAAAGGGCTACCCCGTGGGCCGTTTCTGCAAGCACGCTTGTGGCAGTATGGCTGTCATCCGTGACCCGGAGGTCTGCGAGAGCTGCACACAGTACACAGATCCAGCCAAGCTCATCACCATCAACACCGGGGACTACCACGCAGACATCTATTTTGACCGGCTGGAGGACATGCCCCTCTCCAACATCCGCAAGGTTTTCAAGCTACTCCTGGCGGACCCGTGGAGCAATGAGGGAGCCATCCGTCAGATGGCCCTCTACCTGGATGCCGCCGTGATTGAAAGCAAAGAGGCCTGGAAACAGGCCAGTATTGAGTATCAGAACGGCTGGCGCAATGTGTTCAATAAGAAAAGCCGCCTAAAAGAGGACCGCCAAAAGCTCCGGGAAAACAACCGGCTGACCGCTGCCGTAAAGCGGACCAAAGCCCGGCATGAGCGCTGGGTGAAACTTCAAACCTGCTGGGCCGATGCCCAGCCTGATGCAAACACCAAAGTGTAATTTAACTGTAAAGGAGATCAAAAGATTATGTATCAGAATGATGCCATGAAAGTCCTGACTGGTGAGGTCCGCCTCTCCTATGCCAACCTGACCACCCCCAGAGCTGCCCAGCAGGGCGGTGAGCCCAAGTATTCCGTCACCCTGCTCATCCCCAAGAGTGATGCCGCCACCAAGGCTGACATTGACGCTGCCATCCAGGCCGCCGCCAATGAGGCCCTGGCCAAGGTGTGGAACGGTGCCCGCCCGCCCATGCTCAAGGTGCCCATCTACGATGGTGACGGCGTGCGCCCCTCCGGTGTTCCCTTTGGCGATGAGTGCAAGGGCCATTGGGTGATGACCGCCTCTACCAAGAACAAGCCCCAGGTGGTGGGCATCGACAACATCAACTGCGAACTGTCCCCGGCGGACATTTACAGCGGCATGTATGGCCGTGTCACCGTCCGTTTCTTCGGCTACTCCAACAGCGGCAACAAGGGCATTGGCTGCGGCCTGGGCAATGTTCTCAAGACCCGTGACGGGGAGCCCCTGAGCGGCCAGGCCTCCGCTGCCTCTGACTTCGCCGGGCTGGGCGGCACTCCTGCGGCCACTCCCGCCTACGGTGCGGCGATGCCCGCAACCCCCGGTGCCTACGGTGTCCAGCCTGCGGCTCCCGCTGCCCCTGCCGCTCAGGTGCCTTGGGCCACCACCGGCGGCATCAATCCCATCACCGGCCAGCCCATGTGATAAGGAGGAGCGACTGATGAACACCAGATTTGATGGCCAGCTCTGGATTGGAGCCTTTGGCGTGACCCTTGAGGTCAAAGAGATGGAAACCGGCCACCTGCTCAACACGGTCAAGATGCTTTTGCAGAAACCCGCCCGTGTGCAGGCCATGCTTGTGGCCGACATTGAGAACGCCACCTTTGCGGAGCCCCAGGCGTGGACCGCCAACCGCAAGGAGGACATCCGTAAGGTGTCCGTCCACAACATCACCAGCCTCTCCGCTGAGGAGCTGGTGGAGTATGTCAAGGGCACCACGCTTTTCAATACCATGCTGGCGGAGCTGGAGGCCCGTGGCGTGAACACGGAGAACATCATGCAGCTCTACACTACGGATGAGGCTTTCCGCAACTAAGAAAGGATGACACCATGCACCATCTCAGCATTGACCTTGAAACCTATTCAAGCGTGCCGATTGCTAAGGCCGGGGCGCAAAAGTACATCTCCAGCCCGGACTTTGAAATCCTGCTCTTTGCGTACAGTGTGGATGGTGCGCCTGTTGAAATCATTGACCTGGCACGGGGGGAACGCCTCCCCCCGTGGCTGGTCCAGGCCATCACCTCCCCAGAGTACATCAAGCACGCATACAACGCCCCCTTTGAGTGGGGCTGCCTGTCCAAGTTTTTGGGCACCCTGCCGCCGGACCAATGGCGCTGCACCATGTTCCACGGCCTCTATTGTGGCTACACAGCAGGCCTGGATGCCACTGGCAAGGCCCTGGGGCTTGCTGAGGACAAGCGCAAGCTCAACACCGGCAAGGCGCTCATCCGTTATTTCTGCGTCCCTTGCGCCCCTACAAAGGCCAATGGAGGCCGCACCCGCAACCTGCCCCAGCACGACACCGACAAGTGGGAGCTGTTCAAAGAATACTGCCGCCAGGATGTTGTGACTGAGATGGAGATTGAGCGGCGGCTCTCCGCTTTCCCGGTGCCGGACTTCGTGCAAAAGCAATGGGAAACGGACCTCATCATCAATGCCCGTGGCGTGGCCGTGGACATGGACCTGGTGAGCGGTGCCCTCTATCTGGGCAATGTGACCCGCCAAAACCTCACCCAGGAGGCCATGAACATCTCCAAGCTGGACAACCCCAACAGCGTGGCACAGCTCACGCAATGGCTCCAGGAGGCCATGGGAGAGGAGCTTGCGGACCTCCGCAAGGACACCGTGGCCCGCCTGCTGGGCAAGGAGGACAACAGCCCCCAGGTCCAGCGGATGCTTGAGATACGCCAAGAACTGGGCAAGACCAGCACCAAAAAGTATGACGCTATTGAGGCCGCTGTGTGCCCGGATGGCCGTGTCCGTGGGCTGCTCCAATTCTATGGGGCAAACAGGACGGGGCGCTGGGCAGGCCGCCTGGTGCAGGTCCAGAACTTGCCCCGCACCTACACAGAGCCGCTGCCGCTGGCCCGTGAGCTGGTGGAGCACCGCAAGCTGGATGCCCTCCGGCTGATCTATGGCTCCGTGCCTGACACTCTCAGCCAGCTCATCCGCACCGCTTTTGTGGCCCCGGAGGGTCATGTCCTCATTGACGCTGACTTTTCGGCCATTGAGGCCCGTGTCATCTCCTGGCTGGCCGGTGAGCAATGGCGGCTGGAGGTGTTCCGCACCCACGGCAAAATCTATGAGGCCTCTGCCTCTCAGATGTTCGGCGTGCCCATTGAGCTCATCAAAAAGGGCAATCCAGAGTATGCACTCCGGCAAAAGGGCAAGGTGGCAGAGCTGGCCCTGGGCTACCAGGGCAGCACCGGCGCACTCATCAACATGGGGGCCCTGGACATGGGCATCCCAGAGGAGGACCTGCCGGACATCGTGAGCCGCTGGCGTGAGGCCAACAAGCGCATCCGTGACCTGTGGTATTCCATGGACAATGCCGCTGTGCAGGTCATCACCCAGGGCGGCAGTGTGGGCATCAATGGCCTGCTGCTGGCCCGTGAGTATGACTACAACCAGGGCACCGACTGTTTCACCATTCAGCTCCCCTCTGGCCGCAAGCTCTACTATGTGAGCCCTGGCATTGGTGAAAACCAATGGGGCAATCCCTCCATCTCCTACATGGGCATGGACCAGAAAACCAAACGGTGGAAACGCATCGAAACCTACGGCGGCAAGCTGGTGGAAAACTGCGTCCAGGCCATTGCCCGTGACTGTCTGGCGGACACCATTGAGCGCCTGGAGGCATCCGGTCTGCCGGTGGTGTTCCACATCCATGATGAGGTGGTCATTGACATTGCCCCCTGGGCTGATGAGGACACCATGCTGGACACGGTGGTCAACATCATGCGCCAGCCCATCCCGTGGGCCACTGATCTGCCGCTCAACGCTGATGGCTGGGTGGGCACATTTTTCAAGAAAGACTAAATAACTGACGAGCCCCCCCCC